TACTTAAAAAAGAAAAAGAATACGAGTACAATATACTCTATAAGAATAAGTACCATTACTTCATGGGAAGAGAAGAGATTGCACCTGATGCAAAGATCATGAAGAATGAAGTACCGATATACCTCAATGCAGATGAGGAAATAATTAAAGCACAAGCAACACTAGATCTATACGATAAACTAGAGGAAACTCTAAAGTCAGTTCTAAATAACATTAACAATCGGTCATTCCAAATTAAGAATGCTATTGATTGGTTACGTTATTCGAGAGGTATAGATGAGTGATGTTCTTATTAAAAAGAAGAACGAAGTATACCTTCTTCTAAAAACTCCACCTCATATCTCTTACGAACTTTCTGATCACTTCACCTTTGAAGTGCCAGAAGCGAAGTTTATGAGTGCATATAGAAAACGTTACTGGGATGGTAAGATACGTTTGTTCTCTCCAGCAACTGGTCAGATATATGCAGGTCTTAGACAGTACATAGAAACATTTTGTGAAGAAAGAGGATACGAATATTCTTATGTTGATAATGAACATTTTGGTATGCCTGATGCAGAGGATGAACTCATATCACCTCAAGGTATTAAAACGTATGTTGATAAGTTTACTTCATTAAAGGTAAGAGGTTATCAGTATCAAGCAATATATGAAGCGTTACGGAAAAGAAGAAAGTTAATAGTATCACCTACAGGATCAGGTAAATCTCTGATGATATATTCTATCGTCAGGTTTTTATTTGAGTCAGGACAGAAGACATTGATTGTTGTACCTACTACATCATTGGTTGAACAATTATATAAGGACTTCTTTTCCTATGGGTGGTGTGTGGATGATCATGTACACAAGATATATGCCAATCATGAAAAGGTAAATGATAAACCAGTAACTATAACTACATGGCAATCAGTATATAAACAATCTAAGAAATGGTTTCAACCATTTACTGCAGTAATAGGAGATGAAGCACATCTATTTAAAGCAAAGTCACTGACTGATATACTTACTAAGTTACACCATGCAAAGTATCGTGTTGGATTTACTGGTACTCTAGATGGTAGTAAGACAAACAAGTTAGTACTAGAGGGATTATTTGGTCCTCATGATAAGGTAACTAATACCAATGAGTTAATCAAAGCAGGTCACCTCGCTAAGTTAAAGATTAAAATTATTACACTCAAACATCCACATACTGAGTTTGATACTTATCAGGATGAAATGGATTGGATAGTAACTCATCCTCAAAGAAATAATTTCATAAAGAACCTTGCATTAGACCTTACGGGAAATACACTTGTCCTATTCAACTACGTAGAAAAACACGGAGAACCACTTTATGAGATGATAAATAGTTCTGCATCTAATGGACGTAAGGTATTCTTTGTTCATGGTGGTGTTGAAACCACAGACAGAGAAGAAGTTCGTACTATAACTGAGGAGCAGGACAATGCGATCATTGTTGCATCTTATGGTACTTTCAGTACTGGCATTAACATTAAGCGGTTGCACAACATCATCTTTGCGTCGCCTAGCAAGTCCCGTATTAGAAACCTCCAGTCAATTGGTCGAGTTCTCAGAAAAGGTGAGAACAAATCAGTAGCAGTTCTTTATGATATTGCTGATGATACTACCAAAGATGGGAGAAGTCCAAATTATACACTACGTCATTTGTTTGAGAGAGTAAAAATTTACAATCAAGAAAGTTTCGATTATGAACTTATAAAGGTAAAATTAAAACAGTAAGTATGGATCCATTTTACGCTAGTATTAAATTTAAAAGTGAGGAGGAAGTCCTGTGCTTTGTGAAAGTAGCTGATCCAGAACTCGATTACCTTGTTATTGAAAATCCAGTTGCTATAGAGGAAGTAGATATTCCTGGTGTAGTTCAAGGAATAAGAATTAAACCTTGGATGAAAGTATCTCAAGAAAATAGTTTTACAATATACGGTGAGGATCTTCTTTCTATAAAAGAATTAAATCCGACTGTATCTAATTTTTATAAATCAACTCTTGCTAAGATATCTGCTAATGAAAGAATGCAGAAGTTAAGAGGACATACTAAAAGACCTCCGATTCCCCATAGGAGAAAGAGAGGTCGCATTCCGATGAACGAAGATATGGGACTGATTGGATCAGTGGATGTGGCGAGAGAATATCTTGAAAATGTTTTTCGTCTAGATTATAATAAAGATCAACCAGATAAAGCTTAGTTTGTCTCTCAACCGTTGACACAGTTATTATACACAGATCGGGTGGACTTGTCAAGTACCCTAAAATATGCTATTATGGGCAGACAAGAATAATATAGTTTTAATGCCTAAAAGTAAGGAACATTACGTTAACAATAAAGAGTTCTTGGAAGCGATCATTCGTTATAAGGAGAATGTTGAAATTGCTCAGATTAAAGGACTAAAGAAACCTCCTGTGGGTGAATACATAGGGGGATGTTTTTTAAAGATAGCACAGCATTTATCATACAAACCAAACTTTGTCAACTACATGTTTAAAGATGACATGATAGGAGATGGAATAGAAAATTGTATTACATATATTGATAACTTTGATCCTAACAAATCCAGAAACCCATTTGCTTATTTTACTCAAATAATTTACTACGCTTTTTTACGTAGGATTCAAAAGGAAAAGAAGCAGGTTGATATAAAGAATAAAATGATTGAGAAATCAGGTCATAATGAACTCTTTGCTGCTGATGCTTATGGAAATACTGCTGAGTATGAAGGTATTAAGACATCACTAGAGCAGAGATACCGTCAATGATTGGAATTATAACTGATCAACATTTTGGTTTACGTAAAGGTAGTCAGATTTTTCATGACTACATGGAGAAATTTTATGCAGACGTATTCTTTCCGAACCTTAAAAAGAATAAGATCAAAACTCTGTTGGATCTCGGAGACACCTTTGATAACAGAAAGAACATTGATTTCTGGTCACTCAGTTGGGCGAAGGAAAAGTATTTTGACATACTTGCCGACATGGGCATCACTGTCTACTCTTTGGTGGGAAACCATACTGCTTATTACAAAAACACACTGAACATTAATACAGTTGATTTACTTTTAAATCACTATGATAATATTCATTGTATAGAGAAACCAACCACTCTTAATATTGAGGGGTTGGATATTTGTTTTGTTCCTTGGATTTGTATTGAGAACGAAGGTGAAACCTTTGAGGAGATAGACAATACTAAGGCAGAGATATGTATGGGTCACCTAGAACTTAAAGGGTTCGAGGCACATCCTGGATTCGTTATGGATCACGGGTTGAGTTATGAAAGATTCGATAAGTTTAAGAAGGTATTCTCTGGGCACTTCCATACTAGATCAAGTAATGGAAATATATCATACCTTGGTAATCCATATCAAGTATACTGGAATGACTATGGTGAGACGAGAGGATTCCATTTATTCAATCAAAAAACTAGACGATTGAAATTTATTCAGAATCCTTATCAAATGTTTGATAAGATCTTTTATGATGATTCACTTAATGATTATGAGTGTATCAATGTTGAACAGTACAAGGATAAGTTCCTTAAACTTATAGTTGAAAGGAAAGATAACTATTGTGAGTTTGACAATTTTATTGAACGTCTTTATAACGTGGGTATCCATGAGTTAAAGATAATAGACAACACCGTACAACAACTTCCAGCAACTGGTGACATAGAAGTGGAAGGTACATTGACATTCTTAGAAAACTATATTGATAAACTTGATTATCAAAATAAAGATAGTATAAAATCTATTGTCAATTCTATCTACTCCGAGTCACTTCAATTGGAATAATGTTTATTCTTACAGTTAAAGGAAAAGAAGATGAAGGTGCATATGCCCCAAACGTTGGGGATAATAATGTGCTATATCTTTTTATTGAGGAGGAAGATGCTGAAAGACATTCTGAATTACTCAAGGCAGATGATTATCCAGATATGAAAATTATAGAAGTTGAAGATGAAATTGCTATAAACATATGTGAAGAAAACGGTTACACATATTGTATAGTTACCCCTGATGATATTGTTATTCCACCCAAGGTATGATTGAATTTAAATCTATAAAATGGAAAAACTTCCTGAGTACAGGAAATAACTTTACTGAAGTGAATCTTAATGGTCACGAGAGAACATTAATTGTTGGAGAGAATGGTGCTGGTAAGTCAACTATCTTAGATGCATTGTGCTTTTCACTATTCAGTAAACCATTTCGTAAAGTTAATAAGAGTCAGTTAGTTAATACTATTAACTGTGGTGACTGTCGTGTGGAGTTAGAGTTTATAATTGGTAAGATAACGTGGAAGATTGTAAGAGGTATAAAACCTAATGTATTTGAAATCTATAAAGATGGTACTCTTTTAGATCAAGCATCTGCAACTAATGACCAACAGAAATGGTTAGAGCAGAATGTTCTAAAGATGAATTACAAATCATTTACTCAGATAGTAGTACTTGGTTCAAGTACCTTTGTTCCATTCATGCAATTATCTGCACCAGGTAGAAGAGATGTTATTGAGGACATACTTGATATAAGAATATTCTCTACAATGAATCTTATATTAAAGGAAAGGATTAAAGTTAATAAGGAACAGGTATTTGAAGTAGAAAATGCAATGTCCTTATTGAAGGATAAGGTTATGGTTCAAAAGACATTGATAGATGATCTAAAGAAGCAGAGTGATAGTAATGTATCTCATTGGAATGATTCTATAGAGAATTTACAGAAAGAAATAAAGAGATGTCAAGATGAAGTTGAAGTTGATATGAGGGAGGTTGATAGTTTATCACTTGAGTTAGAAGATACTGAAGATCCTTCTGAAAGGTTACAGAAGTTGAGAGATTTTAGGGTGACCTTTAATAGTAAGGTAAAGGATCTTAAGAAAGAAATTAAGTTCTTCAGTAATAATAAGATATGTCCTACCTGTCATCAGGATATAGGATCCGATCTTAAGGATGATATGGTAACTACTGATGAAGATAAACTTACTAAATTGAATGAAGCAATTAGTCAGATATCAACTGAGCAGGAGAATCTTGATAAGGAGATGACTAGTCGTACTGATATTCAAAATTTAATTAAAGATTCTCAAGTTAAGATTAAGCAAACTCTTAATGATATAAATTGGAAAACAAATAAGATTAAAGATATTGAGAAAGAAATTAAATCTATAGAAAATAATGATGATTCTTTAGAAGCAGAGAAAGATAAGTTGAGAAAGATTATTGATCAGGGCAGAGAGAAAGAGGTTCAGAGAAATGATGTTATAATAAAACAAGAAGACCTTAAGATGGTAGGAGAGTTCCTTAAAGATGGTGGAGTTAAATCATCTATCATTAAGAAGTACTTACCTGTAATGAATGAACTCATCAATAAATACCTTCAGAAGTTAGAGTTCTACGTGAACTTTAATCTCGATGAAATGTTTAATGAAACAATCAAGTCAAGGTTTAGAGATGAGTTCTCTTATGCTTCCTTCTCTGAAGGTGAGAAGATGAGGATAGACCTAGCATTACTTTTCACATGGAGAGAGATTGCTAAACTAAAGAACTCAGTCAATACAAACATTCTTATCCTTGATGAAATCTTTGACAGTTCCTTAGATACCAATGGTACTATGGACTTCATGAGGATCCTCTACAATATCACAGATGGTAACAATGTTTTTGTTATCTCACATAAGGGGGAACAGATTGTCGATAAGTTTGATAATGTGATAGAGTTCAAGAAGGTAAAGAACTTCTCTAAACCCAAACAGTACGATGGCACAACTTCCGAACTGGCAACATCACTCTAAGAAGCAGCAAAAGCGTACCTTGAAGCCGCAAGCATTACGTGCTGCTAAAAAACGACGTGGACAGTTAATAAACCGTCTACTTAACCCTCCCAAGCGGAGGGTTTCTTATTATAATGAATTCATATTAGAGGAACACTCATGAACAACTTTGAGGTCAAAGACAATCTTGCTAAACTGCTTGCCACTGAGAATCTTATAGTGGAGCATAAGCAGGTTCCTACTGCATGTTTCAATGTAGATACTAGAGTGTTGACTCTACCTATGTGGAATGCATCTGACAATGTATATGATATGCTTGTTGGACATGAGGTTGGTCATGCACTATACACACCAAACGAAGAGTGGAAGAAAGACAAGTATAAGAATGTTCCACCTGACTTTGTTAATGTTGTAGAGGATGCCAGAATAGAGAAGTTGATGAAGCGTAGATATGCAGGTTTATCTAAGAGTTTCTATAAAGGATATAAGGAGTTACATGTAAAGGATTTCTTTGAGATTCAATCTAGAGATCTTCAGCAAGTTAGTTTCATAGATCGTATCAATCTTTATTTCAAATTAGGTTCATTTGAGATAATCAATTTCAATGAGAAGGAGCAAGTAATAGTTGACAAGATAAAGAACGTAGAAACATTCGAGGAAGTTTTAGAATTATCTTGGGCAGTATGTGAGCATCTTAAGGAAAACCAAGACATGAACTTGGATATTAAACTACCACAATCGAATTCTCATATTGAATCTGAAAGTGGAAATGTTGAGTCAGTTGATACAGAAGATGGTAAGGATGATAAAGAGGACTCTACAGGCGATTCTGAGGGCACTACAGAGGACGTTAAGGAAGATGAAGAACCAGAAGAGAGTCCAGTTGATTCACCTACTGGTGGAGAAGAGGGAACAGATGAGTTCAAATCT